AGCAAGAATCATAGTCTCGGAACTATCTGCATTCTTTAACCTAAAATCATCCGCTTGTAATACTAAGTTACCCGTGCCTTGGTCTGAGATGTAGCTCGCAGCACCATCATGGTAAATCTCTAAGTCATCACTAGCACCAAACTTAGCCTTGACGTTATCACCATGTAGCGTATCGCCTGTCATAGTGCCGCCAGCTTTAGGCAGAGCAGCGTTAGCTACAATAACAGTAGCAGCTACAGCGTCAGCGTTAACCTTCATCTGAGTATCGATTGTATCCATATCAGAGTTTAGCTTTGTTCCCCACGTAGATTCTGAGGCTCCTACTTCGGGCTTAACTAGCGCATAGTTAGTTGTAGTTGTATCTGCCATTGTACTATCCTATTAATAATCTTGTTTCATTATACTATAAATTCGTCCAAGTCGCGCTATCACTAGGTGATGGATTCCAGACTTGAGGATCTACTGGTATTGGTTCGTACTTGTACCTACCTGTGGCTGTCATGCCTGATACTGCGCTAATAACACAGAAGCCAGCCATAATAGCTGAACCATTAGCAACCACGCTAGACTCTTCAGATATACTAGCACTAGCTGAGATAGCCATAACACCAGCAGCTGTGAGTGTTGACACAGCGTCAATCTCTATAGCAGCATCAGAGATACGAATACCAGCAGCAACTAAAGCGCTAGAGTCACTAAACACAGCACTAGCATTAACTAGCACCTGACCATTAGCAGCTAATACACTCGTGTCGGCTATAACGGTAGATGCTTGAGCTATACGAGAACCAATAGCTAGTAGAGCAGATACAGAACTTATAGCCACACTAGCGTCTACATAGGATGCTTGCCCATATATATTAACGCCAAAGTTAGCTGCACCGTATCCGTTAGCCATGTTATGTTAGCGAGGTATCGAATTCACCAGCTTGGAATCGGAACACGTCACCACTACCAATAACCTTGCTGGCTGTTAGTGCGCCTTCCATCATCATATTGCCTGACGTTGAAGCGTCTAATATGGCTGTATGAGTAATCGTACCCCAACTAGCAGTAGCAGTATCAAACTCTACAGCAGCAGTGTTATCAGCAGCACCAGAAGCAGCCGCATCGAATGCAATCGCTTTACGCACGTAGCCGTTACCAACCACCTCGTTACCACCACCAGACGCATTAGTTGCAGTCGTATAGAGAGCAGCGTATACAGTCGTAGGAGCGACATAAGCAGTAGTGCCTAATACATCGTCAAGAACCTTGTTTCGTAAGTAAGTAGTAAATGCCATGTTAATAAGCCTTAATGTTTAAGCGCAGACCTGAGCCTGAAGCTGTTGATTTACTGCTTGAGTCGTTAACACGCTCTACAGCGGAAGTGTACAAAGCAGCCCATGTCTGAGCGCGTTCGTCTTCTTTTAGGAATGGTGCTGAGTGAATTAAAGCACCATACAAATAAATATCTGGGTAATGAGTAAGCAGCCAGTTAGTCGTGGCTGAATCAGATAGCGCTGGAACCTTGGCATAGTAAAGCAATATAGAGCTATACGATCCGTCTGGTGTGGGGAATACCTCAAACTGGCCTGCGTTATGCCCGTAATAGTCTGGAATACCTGTAGCATCTACCTGCTCTGCTCTCATACGTTGCATCTCTGCGCGGGGTAAGTAGCGTATATCTGTAGTGCCTGCATTGTCTAAATGAAAGCGTATAGTCGATAGCCAATCACTAGGAATACCCGTGAACTGACCATCAAGAGTAGTCTCTGCGCGTGTCTCCATACGCCAATGACGAAGCTCGTTACTGATAGACGACTCTGCCAAAGAGATAAAGTCTGGTATTGTAGCCGTAAGATCATCGCGGTTTAAGAAGTTTGCGATTGAAAGTTTCAGCTCAGAATAATTTGATATAGCCATTAGTGCGCCCTGTAAGTTTCAGTCATTATATCATTAAAATAAATCTAATATAGACTGTTGGTTAGATATGCCTGTTTTTGGCATTTGACCAAGATCATTAAGCGAGCCAAGAATACCTTTAACTATTTGTGGCGTATAGCCCCAATCTCTCTCACCTGTTTGTTGATTAACTCGCATAGGCCAAAAGTCAGCCCTTCTGTACCCAGCATCATCGGCAAACATATTTTCAAATTCTTGCTTGTTGTTAACGTATGCTCTTTCTTCTGCTGTTAAATAAACGTCAGTATTACCCTGCATATATGATTCTAGGTTAGATGGTTGGCCTGTTATATTAGGTAATAATCCTGCTGCTGGGTTAGTAAACATTTGAGACTTGAATTTATCTCTTGCCGCTAACCTGCCAGCTTCATCTTTATACTTTTTTACTTTAATGCCGAACCCATCAAGTATGCCAAGTGTCTTTTTGTCTGTTCCTTGCGGAACTATAGCCCCTGCAAACTCACTAAAATCGACCACACGCTTAGGCTTTGATTCAAAGTACTCAGTAGGCCCACCCCTTAGCATATCCTTGTATTCGTTTAGCTCTTGGGTTAGCTCTGCGCTTGGGTTAAAACCAACCTCATTGGCAGCAGCCTTGACTCCTTTAGTCTCACTTAGCCTAACAAACTCCATAAACTCATCATTATAGTGCATACTATCTGCTTGATATTTATAGTTAGCCTTAAAAGATTCTGATAAATCATCTAACATCATGCTGCTAGTTTGCTTAAATTCAGCCATATCTTCAGAAGATACGAGCTTGCCTTTAATATCCCTCATCCCCTGCAAGCCTTTAAACTGCTCTGTGGTTGAAGCTCTTAACGCCCCTGCTGATCCAGAGGACATACCACCTTCTTGGTTCCTTCCAGCAGACTTTTTCATAAAGCTAGCTATTTCGTCAGCATTGTACGGCTTTAGTTTTGCGCCAGTTGTGTAATAATCCCTATCTGGGTTAGATATAAAATACTCTTCTGGCTCAAATATTTCATCAGCCTTGCCCTTACCCCAAGCTTCAAGCTCTCCGCTTTTCCTAGCCTTGTCTATTGCTTTCCGTTCAAACGCTTTTTTGTTCTTCAAGCCTACAGGCCCAAGACTACCCTTGTATGCTATTCCTTTTTCTTGGAGGTATAAAGCACCTGCTCTATTCTCAAAGAAGTCTGATACATGCCCGTATTTAGATGGGTTAGCAGATCCTTTCTTCTCTAATCCCCATATATTAGAAGACACCTCACTTGTGTAAACACCTAAGTCTTTAAGTTTTGATTCATAAGTTTCATCGAAGTATTTTCCTGCACCTTTTCTGGCAATCCTAACAGGTTGTGGAGCGCGTACAGTGTAAGCGTCAGCACTAAATGCTTGATTAAGCTTAGAGGCTTTAGGATCAAAGTTAGACGGCTTACCTACTAGGGTAATATCACCAAAGCTATCAAATGGAATATCTTTCTGAGTTACAGCTATTGATGGCATAGGCATACCGCCCATACCCTGCTGTCTGGATATTTTATCTGCGCTAGTGTTATGCAAAAACATTAAGTCTTCTACATATTCACTTGCATCACCTAGCAAACCTACACCAGCCTTTGCACCATCAACTAGCAACCCTAAGCCCTTACTTATAACAGCCATTAGAGAAAATACCCGCCTTTCTTCTTAGGCTTCTTTACTGGCTTTTTAACTTTCTTTGCTTTCATGGCAAATACCTCACAATAAATATAGCCCGATTATATCACAACTAAGCCATACCTTTAAGTCCACGTTTCAAGGCTCCACGATGCTTCTTCTTGCCTCGTCCTAGATCACCAGCAGCGAATGCTTGGGCCATCTGCCTAAGCGCGTCAGCAGCTTCTGAATGGCCTTCAGACTTGTCTGGTATATGCGACCAGCGTTGCTCACTATTTGACCACTTACGTCTATATGCTTTGAGATGATCTAAACCCTTAGCGCACTTAACCTCATCGATGTAAAGGTAAGGGAACATGTCTGACGTTTGCTGTATTCCCCACAGTAGATCCTGAATGCGTGGGACGATGCGCCAGTTAGATGATGGCATTAGTTCTTTAAGCATCTGCTTTGGTGACTTGTTAGTAACCTGACCTTGGCGCTTATGATCGGCATCATGTGGCAGATACATATCCTCAAACACCATATCAAGCGATTTAATCCATTTCACCGCATGGCTGTATGATTCGCCCCATGCTTCATAGAAGTCTATTAGACGGAACTCTAGCCCTACCTTTTGCACTACCCATATTGCACAGCCATCACTAGCGCCAATGTCCCAGAACGTCATACATGGATG